AATCCTGGGCCTGGTTTATCAGCGGTTTCTTGATTACTAATTGTGTAATACAGTCCTTCTTCCACACCTTTATCAAGAAGTCTTTTTAAAGCACTAGCTAAATCTTTTTTACCTTCTTCTTCTAATTTACTTACTAACTGTTTTAACTTTGTTAATTGTTCTGATGGAATGCCTTTAGACTCACGCATTGGAGTAGCGTCATTTATATTCTTAACAGCTTTCTTTACTTTGTCTTTAAGTCGTTCAACGTTACGAGATTGTTCAGCGTATTTCTTTAACTTATCAATAACATGTTTCTTTTTAGCATCATCTCCTTTAATGGCATCTCTAACACTTTTAATAAGTTCTCCGTTATTATCCATAGCTTGGAAATAAGATTCTGGATTAAGTGTAAAAATATCATATCCCTCATTTAATGAACCAGGAACTTTTTTAGTTGGTTCCATTCCAGAAGATTTATATTTACCTTTTACTTCGTCTTTAAGGCCGTATGGAGCGTCTTGTTTATCAGCTTTAGGCATTTTACCGTCTTTTTTTATGGCTTCTGCACTTTTAGCAGTACTTCTTACTCCAGGTTTTTTACCAGATCCATACTCACCTACCATTTTAATAGTTTCATTTACTAACATGTTAGTGTAAAAATTAGGATCTTTTTTAAGATTTTTCAAAACTTTACTTTGGGCTTCTTTGATAGTATCAACGTTAATGGTTTTACCAGAAGTTGTCAATTCATAATCCATCCCATTTTCAAATTCGTAAACATTGACTTTGTCTATTTCACGAACTACGGGAGTGATGTATTTATCAAAGTAAGATTTATTAGGATTACTCATGGTAATAAATATGTATTATTTATATTTCCATATAAAATTCCCACAAAATTTAGTTCTACCAGCTATATTATTGGATATATTACATGATTTTAAATTTAAAGTTTGAGCAGCACTTAAAATAGATTCCCATTCTTTAATAAAATTATTATTCATATCATATTGCAAAATAGATTTTCTTTTAGTTTTATTTACTTCACTTATTATATTTTTTAATTTTAAAGCATGAGAATGAGATTTCTTTTTATTTTTATTACCATTAACAGACGATTTCTTTAATTTTTCTGTAAGTAAATCATTATTAAAATTATCTTCATAAAACCACAAAAAACCAGCACATATTTTTTGTTTATTCCTACAACAAAATGTTATATCTTTATTAAATTCATTTTTAGCTAATTCAGCATATTCGTATCTTTTAATAAAATTTCCATTTAAATCATATTGTAAAACACTTTTTTTATGATATCCTCCCTTACTCCACGTATTTTTTTCTAACATTCCTAAACTAATTAATTTTTTTGTTTCATCTGAAGTAAAACCACTTTTGTCATTTGTTTGTGTTAATTTGCAATTAAGTCCTTTATTTAATACATCATAATATTCTTGCCAATATCGTTCCCTAATATTAAGATTTTCTACATTACATTCTTCAATTAATTCTTTAAAATGTTTATCCCAACTATATTTTTTAATAGAATTAAATAATTTTCTTTGATTTTTACAATTTAAAAATTTGTACATTTTTTGACGTTCATCCCAATCAATAGTTTGACCTATATAAATTTTACCATTAGGATTAATAATTTTATATATTCCTATCATTGATAATAAATATATAAAAACTATCGTAAAACGTCAATATTTTAACTTCCTTGTCCTACGTATCTTTTTGAGTAATTTTTACTAGATTTTAATTTACTTGCTTTTGTTTTAGCATGAACTCCAGGACGTTTACGTTTAGGTTTTACTTGAAAAACCTTAGTCGACGATGTTTTTGTTTTTACCTTTGCCATTTTCCTTTATTTGTTTTAGATTTTGATACAACGTTGCTGTTTCTTTCATCAATTGACTCAAATAAGCTTCAGTACGCTTATTGTAAGAAACACTGTTAGTTTCACTCAACTCAGTTTTTAATTGTTTTGTGTAACTAGCGATTTTGTTTACTTCTTGTAAACGTTTTCTTATTTCTCGTATTGCAACCTGCATCTGTGTAGATGGCTTAACTACTTCAGTTTGTTTTTTAAACTGACTATAACGTGATTCGTTTAATTCTTGTTTTTTCACTATGGTATCATAATTAGCCATAGTAAGAGTATTTCCTGTGCCGCTTAACTTAATAATATTTTCAGTAACATTATGAAGATCCATGTCTGTTTTAGCATCTTCACGAGCATATTCTAATAAGCGAATAAACAAAGGAACGTCTGTTTTAATTGTGTCTTTAGGATTAGTAGCTTCTCTTAATCCAAAAGGTTCTCCTAAAGTACCATGAATTACTTTTCTAAAAGTTTTTTGAAATTCCTTTTGTAGTAAAGCAGTGACAGCTTTTTGTAATCCTGGATTATTTCTAAAAATTTTCATTTTTCCATTATCACCACTATGATACATAGCACTCATTTTAAAAAATGCGTCTGGTGAATTTGGGTCGTTTACTAAATCTACTTTGATAGATGGAACATCATCCATAGGATTTGGATCAATATCTACTATTTTAGTAATATTTTCTTTTAATCCACCTTTACCAGCCCAAAGATACTTAGCATCAATCATTTCACTAGGTTTTACTTCTCTATATCCAATACTTGTATATGCGCTTAAATCTTTAGCGCCTGGTGTGAATACAGAAGGGATTCCTTTACCATCTTTAGGTGGTTTTTGAAATATTTTTTGTTTAGTTTCGATTTTTGGTTTTTTACCTTGATGCTGGTAACCAGTACCTGTTTGAAACCCACTAGTAGCACCAGCTCCAGTAGACATTTCCTTTAAGCGATTTTCAGTAAACTTTTTAATTCTTTCTTTAAGTTGTTTTTTGTCCATTAAATTACTTTTTTAATTTCGCTTAACAACTCATAATATTGCAATAAATTAATTAAATGTTCTTCTTTAGGAGCTTCATTCTTTTGGATAGGTTTAATCAATTTAATACCTTCGTTTATTTTAATTTTTGTAACAGGTTCTTGAATATTTTCTGCAAAACTACTTAAAGTAAGTTTCAAATAATTATAATGATCGTTTACTACTTTTTTTAATTTAGCTGAATCATTAATATTATTGATGTATTCTTTTAATATAACTTTTTGTTGGGGAGTAAAATTATTATATTTGTCATTAAATTTTTCTATTAACATTCTATAAGTTAAAATACGAATATCTTTACTTTCTTGTAAAAATTCTTTTATTTCCTCATTTTCTTTGTTAATAATTTCTTTTTGAGTTAAATGCTCTAAAAGAGTAATTTTACTATTTACTACTTGTTTAGGATCTGTAAAGTAAGGTAAACGATAAGATTCTAATAATGTATAAATACTAGCACTAGTTTTATAATTACTAATTTTATTTTTAAAAAAATTATTTAAATCGTAGTGTTTTTTAATTTCTTTAATTAAATTATACTTTTCTTTATTTAACTTTTGTAAATCAAACTTTAAAGCTGATTCAGCAATAGTTTGTAAAATAGTTTCTGCTTTACCTTCTGTAAATCTTTCTTGTGTATTTACTAAGTTATAAAGTCTTTGCTCTTTGGCTAATTCAGTATTTGAAAAATATTTTTTTAAAATCTTTACTGAAGAAGAATCTCCAGTAGCCAAGACATCATTAGTTACCTGGCGAACTAATAGTTCAAAGATAATTCCAGTATTTTTATACTTTGAATGTTTAATTTGATTCATGTGAAGCTCTAATAATAAATATGTACTAAAATTATAAAGGCATAATATTATCTTCACTCAATATACCATCGTCATCTTTACTTTCAAATAAATGAATTTTTCTACTTTCAGGTTTAGGCATCATATCAAACATGATTTTATTTTTATAATATTGAGCTTTACTTTCTAAAGCTAAAGGACTACCTCCTTTATGATTTGTTTTACCATACTTGTCTTCTCCATCATCAGATGATGAGTATTCTTTACGACCTAAAGCATCTTTACCGAACGGACTTTGTTGAGTATCTTTAATACTAGTTTTTTCTTGAGGTCTACCAGGTAATCTTACAATATTAGGTTCGTTTTCATCGTAACCTATAGGAATATCAGTTGGAGCATTCGGTACTTGGGTATATCTTCCTTTACCATAAATTGTAGCTAATTGATGTGGTGTTCCATATGCCTGTCCAGTTTCTGCTGGGTCATTTCCTTCTTCTTCTACTTGTTTATATCTAAATTGACGTTTTTTATCTTCAATAACTAGATCTCTGTACTCATCAATCTCATCTTCACTAAAGTGGAATACATTATCATAAATCCAATCTGTAGGCATTAATCCTGATTCTTGAATTGATTTAGCTAATTCAACTTTTTCTTTTAACAATGCAATTCTTTCTTGATCGTAGATAATTGAAGGGGTAGTTAAGCTAAGTTCAAAATTTGTCATAGCTTCACCGTCGTAACCCTGAGTATATAAGTGAACTAATGCAATTTTTGTCAATTCACTCACTAATATACGTTGGATTCGTTCAATTGTACGAGCAAAACGAATATCTTCTGCTGCTAATGTTGCTTTACCAGTTAAGTCTTTTTCATAACCCATAAAGGCTTTAGGTACTTTAAGAGCAGCAAATAATTTTTCTCGTAAGTATTCTACGTCTTTAATACCATCATATTCTAATCCTTTTACAGAATCAATTTTAGTTGTAGTATCATTACCTCTTACAGGAATATAATAATCTTCCAACATATTCATTACGTTGTATTTTAGATTATATTGGCCTGTTTTTTCATCCATAAATGGAGTCTTTTTAAGTTTAGACACCATTTTTTGCATGTAATTTTCTACTTCTGCTGGAGGGATAGAACCAATATTAATGTAGAATAATCGTCTATCTGGGGCTCTGGTGATACGGTGAATTAACATCGCATCTTCCATCAAAATATACTGTTTAAATAATTTACGAGCTGGCTCTAGATAACTTCTACCATATGGAAGATAATTAAGATCACTCAATAGTCTAAAATGAGCCATTTCATAATTTTCAAAATAAAATGCGTCTTCATCTTTTTGTCCTCCACCATAACTTGCCCATCCTCCAGCT